ATATAATTTTGTAGCGTTTTCCGGCGAGTTTTATTTTATTCAAGTAAGATTTTATTTCATCTTCTTTACTAATTAAAATGAAGGGAACTTCAACTATAAAGTCATAGTAAAGCGTTATATTTGCTTCTTCTTCAAGCCAATAGCTATTTGGAAAGCCTTCATCTTCTGTTTCTTCAAGCCAATAATCGAACTCAAATTGTTGGTTCTCAAATAACCAATATATTAATATTATATCAAAGTCGCTAAATGAATTTACAATATTAATGCCGTTATTATTAAATTTTAATCGTAAAAAAGCTTCTAAACTTAATGTTTGACTACTGTAACGACGACATTCATTCACACGTAAACGAAACAATTCAAATATTTCAAATATATTTCTTTCTGACTTACAAATGTTTGTCAACCAAGCAATCATTTTAGGCTTGCGAAGTTCGACCGGCAATAAATCTTCTATGAACTCTTCATTAAACATTGGCAACGTAAGTTAGAGTGTCTGCAAGCGCAAAATTGGCATCTATTTGAATGTATCCTGAAACCGTTTCGTACAGCAATCCAGCGTCTACAAAATTAGGCGAAATAATGTAAGAAACGCTCGCTTGCAAACTTTGAATGTCAACGTCCACAAATCCAGCAACAGCTTCCATCGCGTTAATAAACCGAAGTGTACGCAATATGCCAGCAAAATCTACCTCTTGAAATTTACGCAGATAATTGGCAATTGCAGCCTCAAATGCTGGTTGAAACACATCTATCGGACTAATTCCTGGGTCATAATAGATGATGGCTTGAAACTTCAACACATCCGCATTTTGACTGATAACTTGGATGACAACTCCAGCATCTTGAAACCTATCTACATAACCTTCAAAACCGCCTTTTTCTGGAGCACTCAGCGCGATGAGATTGCCATTTCCATCATCTTTCGCCACTTTTATCACTACATGACCTTGTGGAGTCTGTTTCACCGCAGCAGCAGCCAAAATACGGTTTGCAATATTTATTGGCTCATAAACCACAGCACCGTTGACAACACTCAGTACATCAACATGTTGATATTCTAAAGACTTTCTACGATACCACGCCAAGTTATGTGCTTGTGCGTAAGTCGCTGCATCATCGAGGATAAGTTTATAATTGACATACAAGAGCTCACTCAACCAAGTCTGATAACTTTGTGTAAATATCCATAACCGCCATAGAGCAGTTCTTGAAGTGCTATTTAACGCCACTAATGTCGCATCATCTACAACTTCACCGGTCAATTCCTCATAAATTTCAAGAATGCGCTCTTTGCTCTGATACGCTAAGTTTTTGGTATCATCGAGTGTACGAAGCTGTAAAGCGTATATGTCTTCGATACGAACCATTATTGTAGTTTTTTGGCTTCTACGCGCACGTGGTTCGGCTTTTCCACCTCCAAAATGCGAATGTCAAAATTATCGTACTCTAATTGTCTCCTGATGGACTGCAACAGTCCAACTCTATCATCAATTTGTCCGGTCGAATTGAGATATTTAAGAATTCCTACACCAATTGCTGGATGCTCTCGCCATTCGCCTTTGGCAGTGCGCATGATATGCTCAATGTGCATATCGTCACTTGGCAACACCACAAAATCGCCATTCAGAATCAGCAAATCGCCGTTTTCATCAAGCGCAATATCTTTGGCTATATAGCTGTAAAAACTCATCAGTGCTTAATTTTATCATTACCAGCATTACTCAAGTCAGCAGTTTGTTGGCTGGCGAGTGCCGCATTCATGGCTGCCTTCAGCGCAGCTCCGCCGTCTTGTGGCACAGGAACCCAAGTCTGGAATGTCTGTTTGATAGCGTTCAAAAAGGCGTTCAACTTAGCGACTTCTTCCTGCAACACAGGTAATTTGACCAATCCATCATTTGAGCAATCGTTCAATTTGACATTACCCTCATGGTCAATCTCAATGCGAAAACCGGATTGCTTAACTATCACACGCTCAATCTCGGTGGCGTGTAATAAATAACCGTCTGTCTGATTTACGATGAGTATCAAAGCTATGGTTCCTATTTTTGGGAAGGCTACCACTCCGCTTTCTACCTCATTCTCCGTTGCCCGCAACTTCACATCCAAAATTTTAGCGTCGCCATTCGTAGGCTGTACATCGCAGGTGTATTGCTCAGTCACTGCGGTCACTTTTGCCCGTACAAGTTTCACACTTGCAGCTACGACTTCCCGTGCTATATTTTGGATGAGGTCTTTCATTTTTTTTGCATTATAGCTGCTCTAACTGCGCAATCCTTGGCTTCCAGTAATTTTCGTAAACTTTGCCATGTAATCCATACAATCTCCCCAAAAAACTTCACTCCGAACCATATTATAGAATTTATATTACACACTCGGTCCCAGCGTCACTTCTTGCCTGTAGCCTTCCGTTCCAAAGGCAATATCTACCTCATCTATCAGGTAATCGCCGCGCCGTTCCGGGTATTCAAGACTGTTCAAACGCAAGGTATCACTATGTTGTATGCTTGGCGTACCAAAAGTCAAAAAACTACCACGCCAACCTTCATACCGCAGCCGCTTTGATTCTTCGGTGGCACTGGCTTTGAGCTGAGTGCGGCTCAAGTTATAGAAGTGCAGGCTGTGTACTTCCCCATCTTTGTCCCCTATCTCTTCCTCAAGCGAGTCGCCGCCAGGAAGCATACTCACAGCCCGCACCATCAGCTTCACATCTTCTTTCTTCTTATAGTTCAATTGGTCTTTGATGATGTCCTCCTCAAAGGTCAGCTCATGGCGCTGCGGCTTCACGATGCTATATGGAAAACCCACATACAACTTACCAGCCCGGAAGAACGAAACAAAGCCATACTGCTTGCGCAGTTCTTCAAGCACTTTGGCGGCACTCACTTTATTGATACGAAACGGTCCTAAGTTCGCATCTACGGTTTCAAATACAGTCCCTTTGGGCAATATTTCACTCAGCAGCTGGCGTAGTGTCACGGATCGAAAAGTCTTGGTGATGTTGGTTTGCTTCAGCTTCCACATCGCGTCCTCGCACTCGATGACGACCGGCACCGCGTTTTGCAAGTCGGTCACGTAGCCGATGAACTCGGTCACATAATTGAAGTCATAACCAAATTGTATTGTCACAGCGTCGCCTTTCTTGATTTCATCGCGCAAGTACCGGTCCTTCCATTTCAAATTACGGGGCAAAATAATTTGCGCCGTATCCGTCAGCTTCTTCCAGCTTGACTTTATCTGCACCTCGGTCACAAAGTCAAATTCAAATTTCCCAATCGTTATCAGTGTTGTCAATTCGCCTAAGTAACCCATAAAAAAGGTTTTAGGGAGGAGCAATTACTTATTTCTTTAATTGCCCCATCCGAAACAATTAGACTTCTTCAGTCGGCTCTTCTACCACTTCCTTCAAACCCTTGATTGTGTCGTCTTTCTGTGACACCAATTGGCGCACTTGGGCTTGCTCTTGGACGAGAGCAGTTTCCAAACCATCCACTTTTACATTCAATTGCTGAACAGCATCCATAACAAGATTGATTTTATGATTAAAAAATAATATAACTAAAAAGCTAATAACCAATACTAAACAACTCATTTCACTTATTTTGTAATTGCCAATAATCACCATCCTGTCCTTCAAATGCTCCATCTTCTATCGTATCCCAATAGCCTTTGGGCAGCTCTTGGTGCGTATTCACGCGCAGATTGTTGCGTCGGTAAAAGTTTGTCAGTTCGGTATCGGTTGCGATTGCTTCCGGCAGCACATCACGCAACATAAGCGACTGTCCAGTGTTCAATTTAGTTGTAGTATCCAGTGCATTGTCAAACAGCAGAACCAGAAGATATAGAGGACTGCCATACTCTTGAATGGTAACATCCATGATACTTTGCCCTTTTTCTGTGCGCTTTGGGTAGATTTTCATAAGCTGTCCAGACTGCGGGCTTCTACAATATTGTTGGAAATAAAATCAACGGTAAACCCAACGACGTGGCTGTACCCTTCTATCTGGAATACACTTGGCTCACCATCCACCAGCACATCACCCACTCCCAGCCATTCCAGAAATTCGCACTGCATCCGCATCGGTCCTTTCACATCCAGCATCCGGCGAAAATTGCGAATGCCCTCTGCCGGTGGTAGGTCATTTTCATTGTTAACGATAAGCCCTTTGAAGCGGATTTGGTAATCATCGTCATTGATGTACTCCGTCCGGGTGCCATTTCGCCCGGCGATGCGCGTTTTGATAATCACTTTCGGCATCGTCACCTCAAAAATACTACTGAAGGGCATGGTATATTCTGGGTAATCAATGAAGACGATACTCCCATCGGGCTTGCGCTCGCGGTATCTGCCTACCATTATTTTCACCGGCATGAGGATGGGCGTACCCAAGTAACTTTTTACCTCACTGTCAAACACATCCGATGTTGCTACATCATAAGGATTTTCCATAACAGGTGCTTTGGCTAAAAACAAGGGTTGGAATGCCTTTACTTTAGCATATCCAAAAACTTGCCGCAATAGCGCGATGGTGTCAACCTGATACATTCTCTTTTTCTTTAGCGTATTCCAGCCGCCGCCACAGCCGCCAAAACTGTTCATCAGGCAGGCTATCGGGGTCGGTCAAATGATAGTGGTAAGAAATGAGCGCCGTTGCTTGCTCTATAAAATCCGCATTACGCAAATGCGGATAATCCCGCTCTATACTATCAAGATAGGCAGGATAGTCACCCCCAAAAAATCAACTTCATTTGCCAGTGCCTGCGCTGCGGTGATGTGTACCATGCTCTCTGCTTCTTTGAATCTTTGGTCGCCGCCGAGCCAGCATTCATTCAACACTACTTCACCCGCCTCCAGCACTTGATTACTTTTCCAAAAGGTTAAAGTCCGGCTATATAGCGAGCGAGGGCGCTCTACTTTGGAGGGTGACACAAAATATCCTTTGGCTTCGTCTGTAGGCGACACCTTGATGGTCACACACTTGACATTATCTTCACCGTATTTTGCTTCCCACTCTTTTAACTGTTGGTCATTTACAATGGCGTTTGATGTTTGTTTGCTCATCCTTTCAATGGTATTTGAATGTTATAAAAAAGCCCTACAAATAAATTATATCCGCAGCCATAAAGCTCAATTGGACCGTTACTTCTGCATCACCTGAAGAGCTGGAAGTTGGGTCTGTTGTGAATTCCGCATATTGAATCACAATAACCCTTGCCGGGTCAACCGAATTTGCTAAAGTCACTACAATATTACCAGGAGGGAGAAACGTCAGCGGACGATTCTTATTTGCAGTACGCAATAGCAAAGCATCTTTCAAGGTGATGGATACTGAACCGACATAATCCTCGTCGCCACGCGTACGTTCTATCACTTTGCCTTGTGCCGCTTTCGTATTATTTTTGTTACGAGTCGGTGTTATTTCAATGGCTTTAAAGCCAAATACTTCGTCATTGCCATACATGGACAAAGTCATTGTCGCATGGTTATATCCTTCTCCATTAAACTTAGCCATATTGCTTATTTTAAATTTTTACAAATTAACCCTGCGTGTAGCCAATTTCTACCTCAATCGTCTCCGCCTTACCTTTTGGTATCACCCCAATCAATACTCGCAACTTCGGTACACTTAGGAAACTCGGATAATTCTGTCCTAAATTATCTTTTTCAGGGTCCACTATGATGTATGTCACAGAACTTATATCTGACTGCATTACCACCAATGCCGAGCGAATATCTGCTTCAATCACAGCAGTCTGGCGACGCACAATGCGCCCATCTTCTACTATAAATTCTGTGCTATTGATGCGTGGTATCAGCACTGGGCGCGTCAGCCGAACGGCTCGGTTCATTACGGCGCGTAGCTCGCTTGCATTGTAGTCATCCGTTTCTGAAGCGCAGTTGTGGCTCTGGTTGAAATACACTCCAGAGTAATTATTGAAAGTGCGCCCAAACACAAATCGCTTGTCATGCAGCGCGTCCAAGTCCGCGTTGGCATAATTCGTAATTGGCTGATTGTTGCTCAGGTTTACACTCAGAAATCGCCCTTTTGCTACATCCAATAGGTTGAATTTTTCGACCGGCTGCGCAAAGGACTCACTCGCTTCTTTTTTACTAATAACTCCTAAATAAGTTCCAACCGCCGCCGTTGGCGTGTATTCTACATCCAGCGCAGCAATCGCCGGGTCTTGCAACACACACACCGATACATCGCGGTAAATTGCTGCCATTGCACCTAAGTCAGTCGCGCTGCCAAAAGTGCCATTCAGCTCACGCCCTTCGATTACAATGTTGTTGATTGGGCGGTCTGAAGCATATTCATCATCGGCGAGTTCTTGCGCTTTCAGAATTGCAGCCAACACATCAGCATCTAAACCACCCGACAAGGTACTTGTATAGCTCGCAATTGGATTGCGCACCACACCTGCGTATCGCACTTTGCCTCCGGCATCGCGCAGTATTTTTTTGAGATAGTTATTTGCTTTGTCGCACATCTGCGCAAGCGTTACCGTCTGCGCCACGAGCATCAAATGCACTTCAGCTATCGGATTCAACCGAAAAATTTCATCCAGATGGTAATTAACCAACACCTTATTAGCAGTATCATAAGCAGCATTCAAGCCAATTGCTTCGGCTGCCAATATTGAGTATAAGGTATAAACCGTATTGAGCGTAGCCCCACCTGATACCGCCACGCCGCCAATCGCCAATCCCAGTACGCCTTCGCCACTGCCCAGTCCTTGGCGGCTGAGTTGGTTATTTAGGCGAGTTATATCTACCTTAGGAAGTCCCATCGCGGAATATTTTTAGAATATGATAAATAAAATCTTAATTTTAGTCATTCCTACCTTTACTTAATTGCCCATTTGTATGCGCTATCACTCGGTCGTTTGACACAAGTAATTTGCTTTGTATCACCCGACGACGACAACGCAAGGTTGTTCGTGTAGGAACCTGCATTATATAGCTCATTTATTCCGCCGCTGATGGTTACGTTATACGTAGCGTCATCATCGAAAGAGGTTAAAAATATTGTCTTACCCTCTTGACTTGAGTCTGCTGCTGGAAGCTGAAGTTGGCTATCGGATGTAGAACCCGTTGTGGTTTGAAGCGAAACGAGTAAACCTGTCCTAAATCCAGCAGAAACTGAATAATCTAAATTATTTAAAGAAATGTTAGTCACGGTGGTTCTCGCGCTTAATTCGTCAATATCGCTTTGCAATTCGTTATTTACAGATTGCTGGTTAGTAGCAGCAAGGTTGCCGCTCGGCGTGTTACTTATTTCGCTTGCTGGTTTTGTACCACCTGCCATTAGCCACCCATTGTAATAATAATCTATACTCGAAGTCGTTGAGTTAACGACCGTTTGACCATTGCGCGGATTAAGAAGGTCATTTCGAGCGGTAGTCGTTACGACAGGTAGCGTAAATTGTAATTCCTCTTCTGTGATGATTTTAGCAAGCCCATTCGCGGCTAAAAGATGTGCTGCGGAATTGACATGTATCGCATCGCCGCCTGAAAGCGTAGTTGCATTAATACCGGCAAATTGCGTTTCTGCATACCAATCGTATAGATGTATCCCAAATTCTGAAGCGATTTCTCGTATTTTCGGAACTAATAAAGGTAGTTTTCCTTCTGTGTAACCAGTCGTTGCAAACGGAGGCGTGACGATGATGAGCTTCCGTCTATCGAAGCCAGCGTCCAAAAATGCTTTAATATAGCTTTTGTAATCTCGCTTCCAAACATCCCAGTTTGTTGAATTAACATTTGCAATCGCGGCATCATTTGTGCCGTATTGAAATTGAACCCATGAGTTTTTGAAATCGTCGTTTGATAATTCTGGGTATTTATCGCTTAAATTGAAGCCATTAGTTTGAGAATAATTAAAAGCGTTCACAACAGAACCAGACGTAGCTCTATTGTAGATTTTTACAATAGAATTATTGTCTAATTGTTCTATGTAGTTCCCCAGTAGTGCCCCGCCGCCTGAAATAACGCCTGACGTGTGTGAATCTCCAAAAGCGATTAAAAGCGGTTTTATTTGTGACAAACCGTACTTATTCATTAAAAATCGCTTCATTTCTCTATCTTCCGACGCGGTTGGAACACGGTTAAAAAGTCGCACATGAGCGATGTTCTGATAAAAAACCATTCGCGTCATTGAAATACTTCCCGACCCGCCCATTTTCGGGGCGGCGGGTTCGTCGTTTATCTCTATCCAAAATGCCGTTTGATTTGCTACCGTAATTTTTACAAGCATCCATTCTTTTCTAGGACCCGACTGCACTCTTTCGGAATAGAAAGGAGTAATACCCGTATAAAGACTCAGATCTCTATTGTAAGGCTTTGTGACGTTGTCCAGCACAGACACTCCGTTTGAGCCATTCACAGTTGCGAAACTGCATAATGACGCGCCGTTTCCAAAGCCCGCTATTTGCACTACCATATATATCGTGAACGGGGAACCCGTTGTTGGGAAAGAATCATTACCTAAATAGGTTGTTCCGTTCCCCTGCACGTAGGGCAAGTTACCAGGGCCGCCGGTTGCGAAATAGTCAGGTCTTTCGCCCGAAGGTGGCGCAACGTTATTTCCCGATGGGCTTTGGTCTGTCAGGGTTACCAGTTTTCCGCCAGAGGTAGTGTAAGAAGACGTATTACTCAAATCCCAAATCGCAATCTGCCCTGAAAGAGAATCTGGGTTAAATGTAGACAGGGTTGTAGCGTTGGCGGTGTAATACGAACTATTCCCGTACCCGTCTCCAAGTGCTGTAATTCGATAATAATATGTTCTATTAGGGTCTAAGCCAGTATTTAGAAACTTTAGCCCCGCTCCATAGTAAATTGGTGCAATCTCCGTTGTAAAACCAGAATTTGCAGCCCGCTCAACATAGTATAATTGTGCATTTGCAACTGATGCCCAGCTTAAATTCATTTCAGACTGAGATAAAACTGAAATATTTAATGTAGGAGTAGGTAATGGCGTTGAACCGCCACTTGCACCCGACAAAATAACAGCATTATGGATATCTATTTTAGATCGGATAACAGGTGTAACGCCCAGGGCATTGGCAACAGCCGGGGGGATCATTCCATTAGGAAGAAATTCAAAAACACTACCTCTGCCTGCTGGTGCTGTGGAATTTTGTAATTCTACAATGTTCAAATTGGCAGAACTAAACGTAGTCGAATTTATTACTTTAACCCTAAACATTTTTCCGCTTGCATCCACCAATGCAAATCCGACTTGTACACCAGAAGGCAAATAGCCGTTTGAAAGCGGATCACTCCAATTTGAAATATCCCCTTGCCAGAGCGAATCATTTACGGCTGTGAAAGTTCCAAAGTCACAAACTGCTGAAAATTGTGTTTGAATTTGACTAAATGCCAAAACTGGAAAAAGTAAGAATAAAAATATTATATTTTTCATAGGATTTTTTATTCAAATCTTGCCAGAATATTAAAACCGGATGATCCAAAACCTGACATTGAAGTTAGTGTAATATCCACAGTAGCCGGGGATGACCTTATTTGTTCAATCGTAATCCCTAAGGTTTGCAAATCAACAATTTGATTGTTGCCCCGGTTAATAATATTTATAACCGCAAACAAATCGTCTTCATTGTTACTATCTAGGGTTAAGGTCATATCGCCGCCCCCGTCCGTATCCGTATTTATGCCAAACCATGAAAAGCCGGTAGGGATCACATCTTTAGGAATAACTAGCGAATAATTACCCGGACTCGGTTCAGTAAAATCCATTGTACCTGCCCCAAAATACCGTACCACCAATGTGGTACCGCCCGCCGTTAAAGTGTCTTTATATATCGTTACCGCGCTGCCACTACCTCCGCCACTTGCACCCGACAAAATAACAGCATTATGGATATCTATTTTAGATCGGATAACAGGTGTAACGCCAAGGGCATTGGCAACAGCAGGTGGAATAACACCTAAATTAAGCGGATTATATAATGAACCTTGCCCAATAGGTGCTGTGGAATTTTGTAATTCTACAATGTCAAGGTTTGCGCTTGAAAAAGTTGCAGAGTTCAGATCCTTTACCCGGAATAATTTTCCTGTTGCATCTATTAGTTGATAACCAATCTGAATGCCGGAAGGCAGATAACCCTCATTTAGAGGGTCACTCCAACTATTAAAGCTACCACGCCAAATAGAATCATTTACGGCTGTGAAAGTTCCAAACTCCCCGACCACGCTAAAGCGTTTTTGAACTTGTGCGGATAGGGATACCGTTGTCAATAATGAGATTATAAATAGTAATTTTTTCATTTTTATTTGTTTTCGCAATTATTACGCAAAACGCCCCATATAGAGAAAACCCGATGATCCAAAACCTGAGATTGAAG